TTGTTCGTCTAACTCTTGTACTTTACTTACTAATAATTCTACCTCGCTATACTTCGTATTCAGTTCTTCTAGAGCTGTTTCAAGTTCTGAGATCTTTTCTTCATCTCTCTGCGTCATTAAATTTTTATGGTCGTGTTCTATACCTTGCTGGCATGTAGGACATTCCTCGTTGTTGCTAAAGAATGCTAACTCTTTTCTGTGGTTGGCAATTTGGGTTTGGAACTTACTTCTAAATTCTTCAAGTTTTCTTTTCTTTTCGCTAACAGGACCAACCTCCTGCTTCTCCTTCCCGAATCGCTGAGCCTCCTCAGTAGCCGTCTCGATCGCATTATCAGTCTCCTCAATGTCTTTTAAGATCTGTGTGACTTTAGATGATTTATCATCCTCCAATGTTTTTATATATGTTTCTTGGAGATTACATTTTTGTTTAGCAACATCTATCTCCCCTTCAATAATTCTTTTATCGTTCTCAAGCTGTGTTAGTTTACCTTTAAGTACAGCATTCATGCTTGTGAAGATGCTAATGTCTAATATGTCTTCTATTATCTCTCGTCTAGCACCTAAATGTAATTGCATAAAAGGAGTAAATGAGGCACTACCTAACATAACAATTTGTGTAAAGGACTTGTAATTAAGTTTAAGAATGTTCTCTTCTAAATACTTCTGGAAGTCTCTTATGTTAGCATTCTTATCTAACATGTCTCCGTTAATTGTAATGTCAAATATTCTAGGCTGCAATCCTCTTTTAATACTGTAATTTTTACTGCCTATATTAAAGTTTATTTCTACTACACAATTCTTACCATTAATAGTATTAATAAGCTGAGGTTTAGATACAGATCTAAAAGGCTTATTAAATAAAGCAAAAGTTAAAGCATCTAGTAATGTAGACTTACCACTTCCATTCTCTCCTACAATTAATGTGCTAGGAGAATGATCTAGTTTTACTTCTGTCCATGCGTTGCCTGTGGAAAGAAAGTTTTTCCACTTAATCGTATTAAAATGTATCATACAGTATCTTGTGCCTCAATATATAGGCTTTGTAGTAAATTTTTAATTCGTTGTTTGTCTAAGTCTGTTTCCACTACATCAACATACTCTTTTAAGAGTGTCATTGTATCTTCTAAATCTATTTCCTCACCTAATGCTTCATCCTCAAACTCTGAGAAGTCCTCAATAATTTTTAGATCAATAAGATTGCATGTATATAATTTATCTACAAAGGTATCAAACTTTTTAAAGTCTGTTTTTTTATTTACAATTAATTTAACATTAGTACCAGCAACACTAGTAAAATCAAAATTCCCAATGGCATTGCTCCCCTGGAAATCTGAATCGTCGTAATAAATTTTGTGGAAGATTCTATTCGGGTTGTCGATGTATTCCAAACCTCTCTCAACCGTGTCATATATGGCGAAACCTCTAGGGTCCTTATAGTCAGACCAAGTGATTTCATAAGGGTTGCCCATATATGTAATATTCCCTCTGCTATGGCGATGATGGAAATGGCCACTGACCACAAGGTCAAAGTTAATAAAAGCGTCAGTATCCATGCCATGGAGATTAGGCATTCCAGGAAGAAGGAAGTAACCTGCGAACTCGAAATGTCCGAAGCAAGTCTTTGCGTCAGATTCTTTAACTTTGGCCATAGTCCTATCATAATTTTCACCACATATCCATGGAAGGTATAACACCTTCTCTCTATCTAACATTATTTCCGTTGGCTCTTGGTATAATGTTATGTTATTGTATTCTCCTAACAGTAAGTCAGGGCTGTTGACATCATTTGTATTTTTAAAATAGGTATCATGATTGCCTGGAATCATGTGTATGTCTATACCTAAGTCTTGTGCCTTCTGAAAGAAGTATCTTTTACAAGACCTTAATGTATTAAAGTTAATATACTTTCGTCTATCAAATATGTCGCCTAAGTGGCATACAGTTTTAATATCATGTTCAACTAAGTAAGGAAAGAATGTTTCGTCATAAAACTTAGCAAAATAAGCATCGAATGCTATACTATCACTTCTGGCACCAAAATGGGTGTCTGTAACTAGAGCTACTTTCATAAGTTAGCCCTCGTATATAGCGCTGTTAGCCCCGTGTTCCCGAACTTCACATGAGACAGCGTAACATCTGCCTTCTGTTTTCTTCTTAACTAGTTTATCTGCATAATGGAATGCGTGTTCTGAGAATTTCTCACAACCAACACCGTTCATTACTCTTACTTCTGATAGGCCTTTAAGTTCTATTTCTAAGAAATAAGGTAAGTGTTCGTCATCTTTTGCCACTGCATGCTTATGATCAAAGTTATCTTTTAACCATGCCTTTAAGTCTTTTAAATCTCCAAAGTCTACTACCCAGTTCTTGTCATCTAAAAAATCACATCCAAATTTAAAGTGGAAGGATAAAGCATAACCATGTAGTAAACTACAATGACTATGATTTGCTAATGGCTGTCTAAACATACAGGATAAGCCTTCTTCGTGTCCGTATGTTTTTGTAGAGTAGTATTTAAAGTCTCTCATATTAACTCCTGATATAAGTTTGTTGCTGTAAAATATTGTTGTTCTAATTTGTCTCTGTTACTTTCAATTGCTGTTTGTATTTCTGGGGAATCAAAGTTATTCATCATTGTTTCTATTTTGCCTATGAGAATACTCTTATTATCCTGATAACCTTTCCAATCTAATGTAAATTGTGTAGGGTATTTAAATATGTCCTCATACATTTCTACATAAGATAGTCTATTAGGAACTAATGGAATACCACCTGCTCTTAGTATCTCATAACAGCTTATGCCCAATGTTTCTTGTAAGTTTGCTGAGAATACCATCTTAGATTGTTGTAATAATTTATTGTATTGTGGCTTTGTAAGATCATAGTCATTACAATTAATCCAATCATATTGTGGAAGAGCCTCTGCTAGATCTTTAAAGATAACTAATTGTTTTTCAGGAGCATCCCTGTGAGGAAACAATATAATATCTGCTTTTGCTGAAGACGGAGCATGTTCTATATGTTTATTTAGATACTCCATTGGCCAGCCACTTCTAACAATTTTAGTGTTTAAATAATTTCCATCTTCTTCATTAGGAAACATAGTCTGTGCAAACAATCCAATGTGGAATTCACTTGCAAAATAATTTCTGTCTATGGCATCAAACATAGCATACTCTGTATGCCTTACCCATCTTTTATCTCCAATCTTTCTTCCTAAAAAGTCTTGTGGGTCGTAACTACCTGCGTGCCATAAGCCATGTATTGTAGCATCTATCTGAAATAAATCTAACATGTATTTAAGATTAAGTATGCCAGGGTGCCAAGCATCTGCAAATACAAAATGATCTCCATTCTGTATTTCATTATTATTAAAGTATCCTGCTAGTATTTTTACTTGTTCAGACTTATAAATGTTTGTGCCTGCAAAGTTTAAGAAGGCTCCGGGTGTAGTACATTCTGCTATGCCTTCTGGACCTTCAATAACTACAATGTCTTGTCCTGTTTTGTCTGCTATTTGCTGAGGGAATTCTGATTTCCATTGAGAAGTATATCTTGTTTCAACATATTCTAAATCAATTAAATAAATCATTTTCTATAATACCCCCATTCTCATTATCCTCAAACACTTCAACTCTAACAGCTCTGTTAGGATACTTCTCTTCTATATAATTTATAAGACTCTCACCTATCATTTCACATGATTGGTGGTCTAGTTTAATAACACCTTGATCGAATGTTCTTTCTAGTTCACGTTTAAATTGTATGAACTCTACATCTCTATCGTTATGTTCTACACCTAGTGTTACATAGAAATGGAACATGTGCCTATGAGGATAACCTAAGAAGCTAACATCGTCCCAATCGCCTGTAGCGTATTTAGGATTTGTATCTGCTCCAGGGAAGAAGTGTACTCCTTCTTTCTGAAAGCTTACTTTTATGTAGCGTTTACGATATGCTTCGTTAGCCATGCTGGTTCCTCTCTGTTTGTATATTTAGCAAAGTCAATTTTATATTTGTTATAATACCTGCGATAAGAGTTGACTACACTCTCACCTTTTACATCATCAGGCATTGCTAATGGTAATCCTTTTACATCTGCCTCAGTAGCAAATGGAATATTTTTTGGTGCGTATTTCAAAAGATGTTCTAATTTTTCCTGTGTTAAGTGTAACCTACCATACCTATGAGTATATTCTTTAGATAGTTTAAGCCATAGATCATATAGATAGTCATAATTGGCAGAACTATTTCTAACCCACAAACCATCTGGATGGTTGACATGGCTTGCCTTGTATAAAGTAGCCTCCATATTACTGTTTGGGTGTCTCCATCTTTTAATTTTTCTACCTTTGTCTGTAAGTTCGCCATATAGTTCTCCGTCTAAATACCTATGTGCTGTAGACATAAGTTGTGCATATTCAATTACCATTTTAACAACATGCTTATCACAATGTTGTTCTGCACATAACAATGGATTTTCATTAAGTAAAAATATGTTCATTCAAATAAATCCTCTAAACTACTAGGTGCCTCCGTACCAACAGCCATGCTCTTCATACTGCCACCTAAATACTGGTTACTTTCCCAGGCATCGTATTCTTCACGATTAGTTACATTATAGAGGTTCCTGAACTGTCCGTCAAGTTTCATCTTACCCGTAAACTTCAATAAGGTTTCTTTGTCATTCATCATTGTTTCTAGATGAGCCATAAAGTTTCTAATGGACATAAGGATAAATGCTGTTCTAACATAGATCCACTTGTTTAGATTGCCGTATTTCTCTTTAGCCTTCATACTAGGTGTGTTCATAATGGTGTGGAATTCGTCTAAATCTACGCCTAATTGGATAGTTTCCTGCACATTATCGTACATTTCTCGATACAAATTAGACATTTTTCTACTGAACTTAGTTGTGCCTTGTCCCATGTAGTATAAACCTGTCTCAACCGCCCTGCTATGAGTAGTAGAGTCATAAGAGATATCTACATTGTCGTATAAACCGTTCTGACAAAAGACTAGATAAGGAATGATACGTCTAATACTTCCTACACCTAGAATATGTAAGTTCATTCTTTCTTGTGGCCATACTTTAGCAATCTCACTAGCAATAAAGGCTCGTTTAACATCTTCAAGTGGACCTGTGCCTAGAGCTGCTGCTCCCATTGCCACACCACCAATTCTGTCATGCCATTCTGTAGGAACTTCTTCCATTAAACATTCATACCATCTAAGGTATGTATCAATACAGTTACCTTGTAAGATAATAAAAGGTTTACATTTACTATCGTTCTTTTCAAATATTTCTAGTTGTCTTTTAACATTCCTACCTGTTTTACGAGCTAGCTCTTCATAGTTTTCGAAGTCAAAGAACCTAGCCTTTGTATCGTTCCTATCAGATCTATCACCTGTAAGTACAACAGGGATTTCATCAAAGCACATTCCTACATCAGCCCATTGTGCCTGGTTCTCATATACTTTGTCTTTTAATTCATCTGTAATAACCATACCTTGTGTAACAATTTGTAGTCCACCTGAGTCTGCATGTATTTCGTTGACATGAGGTTTGTATACTGAGAATCTCTCTCCAAAGCTGGACTCTGTGTGTCCATTATATAGCATAGAAAACTTATGACTATGTACATCAGTTACTAATTTATCTATTAGCATATTAATAATGCTTGAATTCGTTTCGTCTTTAGCTATACCAGGATTACTGAACCTCATATAACTTGTGCCTGAAACTACATAATCTAATTTTCTACTCATGATTTTAATATCTCAATTAATACTTTCGCCTCTGCCGTAGCATCATCTAACGCATTGTGATTGTTTGCCTTAGGTAATCTTTTATCTAAGACATTCATTAATGTTCTTAAACAAGATATGTCCCAGAACTTCCAAGGGATATCCATTTCCATAGCTCGTAAAGCACTCTCTAAAATTACCACATCAAAGTTGGCACCGTAACCCCATATAGGAATAGACTGTTTGCCATACCAGGTTGTAAATTTATCTAATGCTTCCTGTAATGGAACAGGATTCTTTTGCCAGGCTTGTTGTGCCTCTTTACTTTGTTCTCCCCACCATTTAATAGTGTCAGGATCTATATCTAGTCCAGCCTCTTTACAAGTTCTACCGTCAACATTAATATAAAATGTATCTGTAATTTCCATATTTTCTATAAGTACTGCACCAATGGATACAATACACGCATTAGGTTTAATGCTTAATGTTTCTAAGTCAACGACTATTTGTTTAGAGGTATCCACTTCCTATCTCCTGCAATTTTATATTATCCATAAACTCTTGTTTTAAGTTTATGTTACTCTTTAATTCACCTTTCACTACTGTTGTCTGTGTAGAACTATTACTAGCCAATATGCCTCTGTTTTCACAGCAACCATGTCTTGCCTTAATGTAAACTGCTACACCCTTACTCTTTGTAAGTTTTTGTATTCTTGTAGCTATCATTTCTGTTAGCTCTTCTTGTAGGTGTCCACGATTAGATAAATGCTGTGCAACTCTTGTGTACTTAGACAAACCTATTACTTCGTCGCCTGGAAGGCAACCTATGTAACATACACCACTCACTGGTTGGTGATGATGAGAGCACATACTTTTAATGTCTGCTCGTACTACAATTAGTTGATCGTATTGTCCATCATTAGGGAAAGATGTTATTCTAGGATCAGGTAAATATCTACCACCCATAATTTCGTTAATATACATCTTTGCCAAACGATGTGCCGTACCCATGCTATTAGGATCGTTCTTCGTATCAATAATAAGACTTTGTAGAACTTGTTCAAAGGCTATTTCTAGTTCTTCAATTAGTTCTGCAGTCTCTCCTGCTTGTATGTACTTAGAAATATTATCTGAGGCATAGTATTTCTTGCCATCTATTTCTAGTCTCTGTTTTATTTTATCACTTACTTTCATTTCTTCTCCTGTATGAGATTAAGCTTCCCAAGGGTAAACAATCCAATTAGTATCGTTATTATGCAGTCTTTCACCTACAAAGTCAAGCTCTATATCTGCTTTTTGGTGTAATACAGCCCACCTGCTGTTTGGAATTATTTCCTTGATCTGTTTTATTGTTAAGGCACTATCACATATATCGTCAACAAAAATGGTGCCCTTTAAATTTTTGTTGAAGTCGTTTGCCTTACGAGTGTCTTTAAAATCCCCGTCTCGAGTTTGCCACTCTAGAGGTTCAAAGCCAGCTCCAAGCCAATGAGAAAGCATAACACCAGGAATTAATCCTCCTCGTGATATACCTACTACTTTATCTATGTCCTTGTCTTTTAGTTCTTTATATAACTTAAAAACTAGTTCGTTGATTTCTTCCCATGTAACATAAGTCTTTTCGCTCATAGTTTAACCGCCAGGATAAATAATATTAATAGTTGTATAATTACTACTAAGAATAATTCTACTGCTAGGATTGTATGATACCATATCCATCTAGTTTTATAGGCATTATCTATTGTTACCTCATCTGGATCTGGTTCTTTCCATGTGTCTATATCTTTACTAGGGTTCTGTCCCCATAGTGTTTCTTTAATATCTTTCCATTTCATTTAAGTACCCCATGCGTTGCCGAATAAATCGATATGTAATCGAGGGCTAAACTTGTATCCTGTTTTCATACAAGCTTCTGCTACGCCTTTAGCAGTTAGTGTTTGTTGTTCTAATGTTGCTCCTTCAGGCATACAGTATACAGCATCTATTTGTACACCACTTTTCTGATAGGTAAGATAAAATTTATCTACTTCTGCGAAGTCATCTATATCTCTTACAACAAATTTATTATATAGATAACTATTTGCTACTCTATTCATTGTAACTAAAGCATCTGGAATTAAAGCATCCTCATTTGTCTCACCACTAAGACTTAACTTAGGTGAGGTACTCCATGTTACATGTATTCTATTATGATTAGCATTAAAAAAGTTTACTAATTCAGGTTTTATTTCTTGTGTGCCATTAGTTTCAAAGGTAACATTTTGTAGGCCATTAAACATTAACATTTCTATTAGTTCAGGCCATACTTTTTGCCAACCAAGTAAAGGTTCGCCACCTGTAATAACTAAATGTATGTCTTCTTTCTCATCAAACTTGCCGTTAGGTAAAAGGCTTATGATGTGTTCATAAACTTCTTCTACTGTCTTAGTCATTTGTAAATGTTTATATTTCATAGCCCAACTAGCAGAACTATCACACCCTACAGGTGTAACTGGAAGTTCTGAAATGTCTTTGTATGCCTCGGGGTGTGTTTTGTCGCCTTTAGGATCTAACATATAAGGCATCTGATCTGTTGCTATGTAGTTGCCTTTAGGTTGTCCAAAACCAGCGCATTCAAAGTTACAACCAAAAGTTCTGAGGAATATACTAGGTACTCCTACGAACCTGCCTTCGCCTTGTATGCTATAAAATGCTTCGCTGTATCTTAGTTTCATTATATGATATTATATATAAGAGCCAAGTAGAAATCAACCTACTTGTAGCGCTTTTGGTTGACCTTTTTAACCAAATACCGCTATCCCTTTTGTTCCTTTGTTAAATTCAAACAGTTTAAAGTCTAAACCAGAAGCATCTATTGCTGTCATAGTCTCTGGATGTACTGTATCATAACAATCAATAACCATTGTTTGTACTTTGTCCTGCCAATAATTAATTGCTGTTGTTACAGATTGTTCTGAATGGTTGGCATCATACCATAGTACTGTATAGTCATCTGCTAATTCAAAATCTTCTGTGAAGTGAGTTTTTTCGTATGTTATATTCCAGCCCTTAGTGTTTTGCTGGAACCTTTCTTCTTGTTGTTCTGCTGTACAAACCAAAGTATTTAAAAAGGCTTCTAGTTCAGGAGTCATAACAGACGCTCTTCCTTTATCACTTATACCTACAAAAACTTCAACACAATGTATTGAATACTCTTTGCCTGCCTCTTCAAAGGCTTCTGCCCAGGCTACTGCTGACTTACCAACATAAGATCCTACTTCTATAAGTTTAATAGGAGAGGTAAACTTCTGAGGTAATGTCTTTACAATGTCTGTAAAGTCCCACTCATAAAAACCGTTTATATCTTTACTCGCTTTTCGCATTTGCTTCTGCCTCTGCCTTTTCTTTAGCTGCTAGTTCTTCTGCTTTAATTTTTTCATCTAAATATTTAGGACGACGTTTAGGCATCTTCTTACCTTTATTAGCTGCGTCAGCCTTAGCATTGTCTGCCTCTGCCTGTTCAATCATACCTCTCATATAACTTAGGTAATCATTGGAATGTTGGCTTCCGTCTGCACTTTGATCTAAGATTTGATCTATGTCTAAGCTCTTAATATATTTAAACTTAGTTTCCATTTGTCGTTTCTCTTTTTGGATACGCCTAATGAAAGCATAGTATGTGATTTGTGTAAAGTATGCAAAAGGATTTTTAGATTTTGCTGGATCAAAGTTGTCCATGTATGTAAGACAGTTTTCAATACCATCTAAAATCATTTCATCTCTGAATGTATAGTTTACAAAATTAGATTTGTATGCTAAATGATTTGCTATTTTAACAAAGCACTCGCCTATATAATTTGTTACCCGTGGCCTTTCTTCACCACTCTCTTCTGCTTCTATCCTTAACTCTCGGTAAGCACTAATTTTTACAAGGAAATCCTTGTTGTCTATGTAGTGTGCCGAGTTAGGGTCACGTCTTTTCGCCATAATATACTCCTAATGTATTTGTTTTTTTATAATTGCATCTGCAAGTTCTGTCATTGTTTCTATATCAAAATCTTCAGGCTCGTCTGACATTAAGTCGCCTTCCCATTGTGCTGGTTTGAAATAAATATTTTCTACCATTCTTTCATATCCATCTACAAAGGTATCTTGTAGAGTAGATATACTAATAACATTATATCTTTCTATAAAGAAAATGTGATCCTGTGCTATAGCAACATAAGGTCTTAAACTAACCTGTTCACCTAGTTGATTATTCATAGGTAATATATTAGATACCAGCTCTATTGGATGTTCTATTTCTACAAGATCTCCGTCTTGTGTTAACTTACCTACTATTGTAGTACCGTCCATTAATTTTAATATACTTATGTTAGACATCTAATTTAACAAGTTTATAATCGAAACCTTCTTCGTTATAAATCTTGATCCTCTCTATTAAGTGGTTAAGTGTGTAGTTCTTTTTAGACTTCCACGCCAAATCATCTCCAATATCAAAAAGATTACATGATACTTTGTTGTCTCCTTTACGGAGGCCTCTTCCTATACTTTGTAAGTTTCTAATTCTACTCTTACTAGGCGAGGCGAACACAATATTATGAAGGTTCCTTATATTTATACCTGTTGAAAATGTGCCGTATGAGGCAATGATTATAGCATCGTTTTGTGTTTCTGTAATGGCTCTTATTTCTTCTCTTACCTCTGTATCTGTGCCACCAAATACAAAGAATACTTTTCTGTCTGCCTTAACTGATTTGCTTATCATTTCATGTAATATCTTACCATGCTTTTCTACAAATTGAAATAGAACAAGTGTATTACCGTCTTGTGCAATAGTTAATTTTCTTATAATTTCATTACGATCTGGGTGTGTTACTATCCAATCTATTTCTTCTTGGTAAGTCATACCCTTTACTTCTTTTCTATGAGCGTCTTTCCAATTAATCATACAACATAAAATTTTTAATGTTGCAAGTTGTTTATCATCCATTAATTTTTTAGTTGTGGTAACTTTATGTACTTGTCCAAACACACCTTCTAATACTAGTCTATGTGTCTTAGTTCCATCTAATGTACCCGTTGTTCCTATTCTATAAGGTGTATCTGTGAGCTTATTCATTAGTGTTGTTAAAGACTTTGCTTTAAACAAGTGCGCCTCGTCTCCATATACTACCTCAAATTGTGAAAACCATTCTTTAGGATACTTATATATGGATTGCCATGTACTTATTGTAACAGGATATTCATTTGTTTTTTCTTTACCACCATATATCCTATGACAATTTTCTGATACTTGCCAAGTATCTGCTGTGGCATAGTCTTGAAAGTCTCCGTACATTTGTTCTACCAAAGATGTAGTAGGTACAATTATAAGTTGCTTCCTATTTTTTAATTGATGATAGCGTAGCAGACTGTAAATAATAAGAGACTTCCCAGAAGCAGTTGGAGACAAGAGGAGAGTTCTCCCCACATTAATTGCCTTTGTAACTGCCTCTTTCTGATACTCTCTAATTTCGATTTGTTGTCCATTTGCTTGTAACCTCAATTCATTAGTGAATCTATCTATGTCTATGGTTTCGCCTATATCAGGCATGTTTACTTCTATATCATACTCTAAAGTCTCTGCAAACTCTTTTAAGTAAGGCAAAAGACCTATGTATAATTCTCGGTTGTATATATTAAACAATCTTGCTTTGCCATCCCATACTTTCTTCTTGTATAGAGGCATAAATTTAGCACCAGGGATTTCAAAAGTAAAGAAGTCACATATCTCTTGTGCAGTACTTAGATCTGTATCCACATTAATATGTACTTCATCTTTCTTAGAAATCTTTATCAACTTTTTTTGCTCCTAGATGTCGGCCAAATATTTTCCACTAGTAAGAGCCATTTGTAAACTTGGTCCACTCAATAGCGTTTTTAATATCAAAAGAACGACTAGAAATTGACTTCATAACACTCTCACATAGGGTCAAACAAGTGTTTAAATACTCTAATTTATCGGTTAACTTAATAACATCTTCGTCTGTGTCCAGGAACTCATTCATCTGATTATTGAGAGGAGCGTTACCTAAGTACTGATCCCAGCCTTTTTCGTTTAATTCCTTTTGATCTAACTCTCCGCGATAATACTTCCACTTCAGCCTTCTCATTTTAAATAATTCGCTTTGGGCTCTTCTACATTGTAGTCTTAGTGTAGATAAGTGATTAAGATACTTGGAATGTAGTTCTGGTATTCGTGTAGACTCTTGACCCAGGTTAAGTTCATCAACCTTACAGTCTATCTGCCACATGTTCTGTAGTTCTTCTAGAGTTATCATAATATATACATTATACGACCTTACCTAGTAAGAGTCAACTGTTAATTGTACCAATTGGTACTATAAAACTTCTATTTCAAAGAGAGAGTATTTAAACATAGCAACACCCATCATATAATCGGTGGCGCCAGTTACTATCTCAAAATCTAACCCTTGTAAACTTGTAGGGAAAGCATCCATGAAACTAATTACTACTTTTGCGTTATTGTTTGAATCTAATAGGGTAAGTGTTGCATCACTATACTGTCCTAAGCCTTGTTGAGTCTCAGGTGATATATCAGGGAACCTATAGTTTTGTGTTTTTGTATAATTTACGAATTGCTTACTGTCTTTAGGAAAACCTAAGCCTGCCATCCAATCATATAGTTCTTTATAATTTTTCATGTCCTCTTGTATGAGGAATCGTATCATTAAAGTACCAAATTCTATTTTATCACCTGGGTGTCCTACATCTACTAAAGGAGTAGGTTGCATTGCAGGAGGTAAATTCATTTCAGGTATATTAGCTGCGTTACAGAAATAACTTGTATTAGGAATGTTAGCAATTTGGAATTTAAATGCGTTGGGACGCAAATAATCTAACTCATTTGGGTTAGCATTACTCCACGATGCTTCTGAAACATTCGTAATGTTGGTTGTTGTCATCTACCTTGTCCTTTATATTTTTTCGTCATTCGTTTTTTAGCTTTGTTCATAGTAGATGTGCTTACTTTACATCTCCTACCTCTGCCACCTACACCAATGCTTGATGCTTTTCTACTAGCGTTATTTTGTATTGCTTTTCTAAATTGTTTTGCCATAATATATTCCTATCCAAATCCTACTGATTCTCCACACCCACAAGAGGATTGTTCTTGTGGATTGATAAATTCAAACCCTTCATTAAGTCCTTCGACTTTCCAACCTATAAGTGTACCATCTAGATACATCTCAGACATAGGGTCTAACCATAATGTAAACTTTCCAAAATCAAATGGAATGTCTGTCTCTTGGCCTTCGTCTGCATAACTAAAGTCATATGAAAACCCTGAACAGCCTCCACCTGTTAATGCAAACCTTACGCCTTTCACACCTTGTTTCTCAACCTTTCGTATACACTCTTCTAATGCTGTATCAGTAAAGTCTATACCTGTAGGTCTAGAACTAGCTATTAAGTTCGGGTTGTATTGTTCCGCTTGACTCAATTGGTTCTCCGTTATGTTGTCGGTGTGCTTTTTTCTCGTCCCAATTTCTAAGGGCTTGTTTAATACTATCTTCTGCTAATACAGAACAATGTAATTTAATAGGTGGTAATTCTAAGGCTGCTGCAATGTCTTTGTCTTTAATTTCTAAAGCTTTTTGCATTGTAATGCCCTTTAACATTTCCACAAACATTGTTGAACTCGCTATAGCTGAACCACAACCGTAAGTTTTAAATTTTACATCTAATATAATATCAGTATCGGGATCTACTTTTAAATCTAGTTTCATAACATCTCCACATGCTGGTGCTCCCGTCATTCCGGTTGCTATGTTAGGATCGTTTGGATCAAACCGTCCTACTCCATGTGCTGCTGGGTTATCTAATACATCTTGAAATCTATCCACTACCTTTTTACTATATGCCATACTTGTTTCCTCGTCTTATTAGTATTTATAATACTTTATGTCTAACCATATGTAAAGAAGGACAAATACCATTTGTATATATAGTATGTCCAAAATAATTTGGATTGACACACACACAGGAGAATAATATGTCAGAAAATAAATCAGGCTTTGAAATACGAGCCGACTTGCTTGGCCAAGCACAAGGAATCTTAGAACAGAACTTACATAGGAAAGCGGACGCTATCCATGTACATAACGATAACAATCCTAACGATAAGAAACCACTACCTAGTGAAAGTATCTTAGCTAGCGATGTTATTGCTGTTGCAAAAGAACTAAATGAATTTGTAAATCAAAAATAAATTCTAGTCAAAAAAACGGGCTACTTAGTAGCCCGTTTTAATTCGTTTCCGAAAAGACCTAATTACATTAAGTTAGAAACTTTTACACTTCTGTAGTATTGGTTTCTGTCTGCTGTAAATGTGTCTGCATCTGTAGTGCCGTCTGACTGCATTACGAATGGGTTAGCTATCATGCCATACCTGGTTTTGAAACCAATTTTTGGCTGGAATGTAGCAGGGTCAATTGCCCTAACCATTTGTAGTGGAACGTACGGACAGTAGAAGATACCTGCGTCATAAGGGCTTGTGCCTTTATAACCAACAACATAGAACTGGCTAGCAGCTCCTGTGTTAGCAGAATATGGATCTATGTATACTTTATAACGACCGTTAAGTACGCCAGCAAATGTATTACCTGTGTCATCAACATTTAAGTTAGTTGATAATGCTGGTGCGTAATCTAAAACGCCTGACATTGAAAGAGCACTTGCAACATCTGATGAACAGATGATGAAGTTTCCTTTTCCACGCCTGGTGTCTTGTGCAATTACGTTTGCGTCACGTTCGATATTAAATAAAAGACCTTTAAATCTTTCTACGGACCATCTTCCGTTACTGTCGACATCTAAGTCAAATGTTCCGGCAGTAGCTGTGCTGGCAGAACCAGTTTTTGCTACTTTGTAGATAGTTCTAATAACTTCACGATTAATTTCTGCAAGAATTTCTTGAGAAAGAATGTTAGAAAGTTCGGATTCCGCATCTAAACCATGAACAGCTTTTAAATCTTGAGCTAGCTCTACGGTGTACTGAGCTTTTAATGCTCTGGACTTAGCCGTAACAGTAGTCTTCTCGATTGAAAACGCCATTTCATTTAGTGTAGTTGAATCGCCGAAACCTTCAGCTGTGCTTGTAGATACGCCATTTCCTGTAGTGTAAGAACCGTCAACGGGGTTACCGCCAGCGTGTGTTCCTGCACCGGAAAAGTCAGTGTCTGCTTCGTTGAATAAAGCCTCAGCGCCAGTTTGTGAACTGAAATGAGATTTCATTGCAAAGATTAGACCAGTTGGTCCAGACATTGGTTGTACTCCACAAACATCGTAAGCCATAAGGTTAGGTAAAGCACGTCTAACTAGTGAGATCAATATTGGATCGTAGTTGTCAACGCTTGCACCTGTTTGGTTAGCATGTGTAGCCTCGAAAAGAGCTTCTTTTTCTTCACGAAGAGCCTTCTCTTGGTTTTCGAGTACTACTGTGGTAACAGCTTTCTTGTAAGGATCTGAAATTTCTTGTAATTCCGGATGCTCAAGGACTGGTTGCCACTTATTTTGTAGTTCTTCTGAAAGATACATCAGTTTCTCCTTGTTTTACTTTGTTTGTTATTTCTATAACTAAATTATTTATAAAAATGTTAATTTTTAACCTTGTCAAACTTCGCTGCGTGAGAGACTGCTTGTACATATCTACTCATTACATTGTTGTTTGCTAAAGTTCCCTGATCAACGCTATCTTCTAGCTTATCACTATCATCAGCTTTCGCTTTAGGAAAATAATTTTCCTTGATAACATTAAGTTTTGAAACATACTTGTCTTCGCCGTCGAAACTAATTCCTTCGACTAAACCTGCAAATTTCTCTACTTCAGTTTCAGCTAGATCGTCAACCACGGAACGGAAAACTTTTTCCTTTTGTAGTTGTTCTCTGTCTTCGCTGATTGCAACTGACTTGTTAATCTCTTCGTTTAACTTAGATTTTAACTCATCAATTTCAGACTGTTGTTCTGCCAACACATCGAATTTGTCTTCAGGAACATCAATATAATGTTCTTTGAATACTTCTTTCATACCGTTAAGGAATGATTCAGTAATTTCGTTGCGTAAGCCGTTCTCAACAGCTAACTCGTTTTCTTTGAGCCATTGCTCAGTTACATAACTGAGGTATTTGTCTACATTTTCTACGAGTTTCTCTTTTGCCTCATCAAAAGCCTTATTGGCTTCCTCAACAAGATCATCCTCAATGGATTCCATTTGTTGATTGACTCTGGCCACAACCGATGCTTCAAATAACGAAGCTGCTTGTGTTTTAAATTCTTCTGAAAGATGCTCCTCGTCCGCGAACAAGTTAGCAATGTCCTCTTCGAATAAAGTTTCTTCAATTGACTCTTCTTCAGATGCTTCTACTTCGGATTCTTCTTCCTCAGAAATAACATCGTCTTCTCCATCAACATATTCTACTTCTTCGCCTTCGACTACTTCTTCCTCTGCAACAATCTCTTCTAGTACTTCGTCTTCAGTCTCTTCGACTTCTTCTTGATGTACATTGCCTTTAGAGCTAGATTGATTTACAACACTTTGAGTTGCCTCGCCGTCGTTGTAATTAGGTGCTTTACCAGCACCTGAGTTTGAAGGTCTAGGGGCACTGCCAGCTTTTGCTGACGCTTCCTTACCTACTGGGCTTGTTAATCCGCCTTCAGGGTTGCTAGAACCACTAAGGTCTTGCTGTTCTGGGTTTGGATTAGAGTTACCTTGTAGGGGTGGTTTAGCATCTCCATTGCTTGACTTATCTAGTGGACGATTTGCCGCTAGTTCGTCAAGTACTTCTACAGCGTCGTCTTGCAACTTGCCTTCTAGAAGTTCTCTGATTTTGGATTCTACTCCCATGTTACTCTCCTCTTAGGATTATTTAATTTTAATATAATCTAATAAACTATTTATATTTATACAGATTTCTATTATATTTTAGACAGTTTATCTAGAAAATTGCTAAAAACTGCATACTTAGCTTCTTCTAGATCTCTCTGAGAAGTACTATTAATAAATGCTTTGCTTTCTTCTATGTCTTGTTCTGTCCATTTACCATTAACAAAAACCCATTCCCTTCCTTCCATAATACCGGATACAAAAGCGTCTGGAGCGCTAGGATCTGCAACAATGTCCGCTGCTGTGGCAAGCATAAAGTCATCTTGGACTTCATTAATGCCATTCCTCTCTTTCAAAGAGCCCAATCCTCTGGAGCTAACTCCAAGCTGAGCGCCTTCGCTAATAAGTTCTTTTACAATTTTACCCATTGGTGTGTCCATAATTTTGGCTTTACCAATCCAATTGCTGCCGTCTTCCTTTAGGGAAACTATCATGTGAGATACTCTGTCTAAGTTTACGGTAGGGCCTTCAGGGTGTCCTAGCTCTCCGTAAGCTCTTTTAGTGTTGACAGATTCGTTAACATATCTGTTAACTTCTCGTTGCATAATTTCCTTAGGATATACACGACCGTTTTTATTCTTTAAATCTGATTGTAAGAATACACCTTCTATGAATACATTAGGTTTCTTAGGATCTTTACTATCTTCTGTTAGATAGTTAATACTTTCGTTAAATTCTTTAATAAGTCTCATCTATTTCTCCTTAACCTAAAGATCCACCGTTATAGACATTGCCTGAGTCATTTGTGTCTAGTGGTGCGTCTTGATGTTGTTGTGAACCGTAACCTGAAACTTTAGCACAATCTACTATAACAGTTCCGCCATCGCCACCGGCGATTGCTACTTCTATATTAGATGTATTTTCTGAGTTATCGGCGTATCCGTACATATCTAAAGAGCCATTCTCTGATAGCTCATAAAGTACGACGGAGTTTCTTTGAACCTTTGCGCTAGCCCCGCTAGATAAAGTCCAATGAAGTCCTTTTATATTAACTGCTGGGGAGCTTTGCGTCTCAGTAGATTTCTTTAGTGTTGTAGCTAAAGTAATTGTTCCGGTTGCTGCAGTCCCCCTAACAGATACTACACCCTGGACTTGGGTTAGTTTTAAGTTATTTACTGTGACTGCCATGTGATTTCCTTTTAATTAGTTTAATATGATTTTTTCTTATGGTTCATATGTGGACCCTCTTCGAGAATCTCAACATTAGGATCATTCACTTCAACTGTTTCTATACCGTGCTCAAACATTACTTTATACCAAGAGACTATTCCGTCTTTTGGTTCGGCATGTTCACCTAGTATTGGTGTGCCTTCGTTCCATTCCTTGTGCATAATTTTTGATGCACATAAATGTTTATCTCCATCTAGTGAGCCTTTAGCTACACCGTCAACAGGACTTTCGGTAAGTGTCCCGCTTCTAAAATCTTTAAATGTTTTACTCATTTGTGTCTCCTTCTACAGGTCTCCCTGTTGTTTGGTCTATATCCACCAAAGCATCATCTAATGATACTCCCTGTGGTTCCATGTCAGGGTCAACAGTATGTTTATTATATATGTCTGCTGCTATTCCTGCCTTTTGATCGTCCAACGCCTCTGCTGTGCGAGATGCCATCTGATCGTTAAATTGTTGTTGGGCATCTGAGCTGTTGCCAGCTATGATATTACCTAACAGGTCTTTAACTTCTTGTGTTCTATCTTCTGCCATATTATGCTCCATTATCTGGTCCAGGGACAGGGTTTCCTTCTCCTGGTACCTCATTACTTATATTACCTGCAGGTTCCGGTTGATCCGGGCTATTTGCCTGTAAAGGACTCCACTGATACTGTCTACTATATTGTGGCTCTGCCATAATTTCTGTTTCGATTGTATCTATTTCTTCATCCGTTAACATTAATACATTCTTTTGTATGTAACGCTTACTGAAAAATGTTCCTATGTACGCTGCAAGACCATTTAATACTTCTACTCTACTTCTAAGAATTTCTTGTTCTTTAGACTCTGTGTAGTAAGCATCTGTGGCAAACTCAAATTCTATATCGTCTTTGATACTATGCCAATCGTCTTCCGTCATAACACCTTTTAGTAAGAGCTGCGTCTTTAAAAGATCGCTTAACATTACCGAGAACTTTCTCCTTAACTTGATGATGAATTTTGTAAACTTCATCTCGTCTCGGTTTATCTCAGCTGCTCTACCAAAATTAAGTCCAGCCTGTTGTTCTAATCTCGATACAGGTATATTCAAGGACTGATATAACTTCCTTTGAAAGTATTCTACATCTTCTATCTGCCCTAGGTTTTGACCTGCTGGCAATGTATCAATACTTGTTCCTGTTCCGCCTTCTCTTCTGGGTAACCAAAAGTCTTCCAACATAGACATAAACTTCTTATCATCACGAATCTCTCCTGTGTTAGCATCGTATACTAACTTGTTTCTATAACGATCCATAATGTCTTTTAGATATTGTTCTGCCTTCATCTTAGGAAGGTTACCAACATCTACATAAAATATTCTTCTTTCTGGAGCCCTTGTAATTCTATAAATTACTACTGCGTTCTCCATCATTCTTAATTGGTTTGCTGGCCTAATAGCCTTATGTAGATATGATAATGCTATATTCTTATCATGGTCTACCAAACCACTTGGTGCGTATGCTATTGCGTCTTTTGTTATTTTCAAACCTTGTTGGTTTTCAGGTGCAACATATGCGCCTGGTTTAGATGTAACTCCTTTATCATTATAGATAAAGAACTCATCCACCTTAGTAACAAACATTACGCCAGAAGGATTTTTTTCCTTCTTAACTTCACGCACTTTCCTAATCTTTCTTGGATCAATATATCTAATATCCTTGATCCCTTCTTTAGGCTTTTCCATATCGATGACTTTATGAAAAAATATTTTTCCATCTATATACCATCGTCTATAATAATCTTGAGCTCTATTTTTAAAGTCCATGAGATTTTTAATCTCTTCAAATTCCTTTTGAATTATCTTTCTAACATTAGATGATAAATCTACATCATCTAGGTTAAGTTCAACGGGAGATTCATTCTCCAGCTGTGCTATTGACTCGTTAATAATATCTTCTACCGCTGTATCTACGTCTGCCATCCCGGCAATATCTCGATACCTTTTAATAAGCTCCGACTCCGTGTGGGCAACACCTTCCAAATCCATGTAAGTGCCATAATACCCACCGGCTCGGATACTTTCAATAGCTCCGTCATCTGAAGGAGCAACAAACGATTTCTCGTTTGCTGCGTTATCCTTCCGCTTGATCTCAAATCCAAATAAGTCCATAATTATATATCCTCTTTAATTACTAGTTAGTAATAGTATAGGCTTGATACTGGAATGTTACAGTATACTCTTCAATGATGTCGTTCTGTGCATATTGTAATGCAATTTCTGACATATTAATTGGGAAAGCTTGTTGTAGAATATAAGAACCACCTGTTAGTGCCTTATTATTCCTATGTAAATGCTCAACAGTAATATCAGTCTGATATTTACTCCAGTCCATCTCGCCTTCATTTGTTTCTCTATCATTAATAAAGTTCATCCACGCCTCGAATTGCCTTCTTAGTGTCTGCTCGCTATTATTAATGACTGTAATTGTCCACGGATCGTATATTCTTTCTCCAGCAAATTTAACTTCCCTACCTCTGTATTGTGTAATAACTGGGTTGACAGTTGATGCTGGTAGTGCTGCTCCACTAACCAATAGTTGTTGTTGTGCATTCGGTGTTTCTGCTTCGCCTGGAAACGGAATGAAAACTTTAAACTGGTTAGGACGAGCACCGCCGTCAGCTAATGCTGATTTAAATGTTGTTATATTAGGCATTTTTTTTCTCCTTTGTCCTTATAAGTTATTTATACAGTTAACCGCCAATTTCTTCGAAACTAACGTCTGTTCTAGTAGCGATAAAGTTTAATGTAATAAAGTTAATAGAACGAGCAGGCTTAATGAAAATATCTGCAACAAACTGGTTGCTGTCGATTACTTCGCCTGTGTTATTACTTTCGTTACATACTACTTTAAAATCAAATATTCCACGTCTGCCTTGTACATTTCTTAAGAAAGGTGTAACAAGTGATGTGAATTGATTTCTAGTAAATGCGTCGTTAAATTCAAATAATTGGAATTTAGCTGAAGTAGAAATTGCCTTCTCTAATACAATAAACAGTCTTCTAACATTAATTCTATCAAAAGCACTAGGTGCTGCTAATAGAGTTTTGTCTCCAAACAATACAATCCCATTACCTGGGCTATTAATAATTGGGTTTACACCAATTTTATATAGTTCGTCTCTGTTAGTTTTAGTAGGACTCCATGCTAATTTAACAGCATTTCTAATTTGTCCTCTGTTAAATCCTGCTGGTGAGAACCACGGATCTGCTTCTGCGTCTGTGTTTGCACATAAACCTGCTGTGTCTCCATTTAATGGAACCCATCTGTATACATCGTTATAGCGATCATACATATATTTCCAGTTGCCGTCCATAAAACTATATGAAGTAGCAGCTAACTGCCCTTTATCTGTAGTAATGGATGCTACCTCTGAGCCTGCGTTGTTAACAACGGAAGCCAATATTGGTGAATGGAATGAAACACAATCCTTTCTTACTTTAGCAATATTATCTTGTACATACTTTTGGTCTGTAGTACCTACTGCTCCAGTAATAAGAAGGTTTACGTCTGTTTGTTCTGCATCTGCAAACAAGCTCCAAGCTGTTTGAATGTCACCTGAGTCAGGTGCATCATCAACACCACCTGAAAGGCTTATTGTTGCTTCTGCTGTTGTGAATCCTGATGTAAATGCTTGACCCTGTGCTGCGTTACCCCATGTGGAGTCTCCTGCAGGATGGTCTGTCCAGTAAACATACTTAGACTGCGTATTAATTACATCTTTATAGAACAATGAACCACCTTCTAGTCCTCTAGCATCGGATGCTTTAGAAGTATGAGCGAATCTTTCTAGGACTGTATTAACTACGCCCGAAATCGCTCCATCTTCGTCAATAACAACAATGTGAAGTTCGTCGTTTGAACCGCCTTGTATTGCTACTTTTGTAGATGTAAGTGGTGCTCTATCAAATTCATTTTTATATGCCCAATCAGTTGCGAGTGCTGCTGTCGCTGCTGCTCCAGTTCCGCCTCCGCCACTGAATGTAATTGTAGGTGCGCTGGTATAACCATTACCTGGGTTTGTTATAGTAATTGCTGTAACTGCATTTGACGCCACTGTCGCTGTACCTGTAGCGGTAACACCTGAAGGTGGAGCTGAAAATGTAACAGTTGGAACACTACTATAGCTAGATCCACCTGCTGATACAGTAGTTGACGCAACAGAGTTGGTGTCAAAATTACTGGAATCTGCAAGAGCTACTTTAAGAGAGTTTCCTAAAGTGCCTGGATATTTAGCTGCCCACATACCATTACTTCCTGAACCAGTTGAATGGTTCAATTGATAATCGTCTGCGTTTTTAATTAATGTCGCTGAGCCTGATGCTACAGCATTAGTTGCTGTGGTATCGTCAATAGCTCTAACTAATTGAAGGTTATTACCATATGCCAAAAATGAAGCTGCTGTTAAAAAGTCAACTGCTGTGCTGTCATTTGGCTGTCCGAACTTGGCTGCAAGTTCGTTTTCTGTACTAATTGTTGTGATCTCGCCGGCAGGTCCCCATCTGAAATTACCCACAAAAGCTCCTATAGAAGTAGCTACTGCTGGGATAACAGAAGTAAGATCTGTTTCCTTAACAAGAACACCTGGTGATAGCTGAAATGCCATGTTTTTCTCCTCGGTTTTATATTATCTTATGAATGACACAAGTTTTTATTATCATCCTACTATTTATACATGATAAAAGTTAGACTTAGTAATTTGTAAATACACGATTTTTCCTGTAAATACATCATCCGTTAATCAAATCTTTGAGTTTTTTCTGTAAGTTGCCTGGGTTATATTCATCTTCTAATAACCAAACATCGCCACCTAGTACTTCTACTTCTGGCTCTTGTCCATCTCTTCTAATGAATGGTGTAAGATTAGATTCTATTTCTCCCATCTGTTGTCCATATAATCCTTCTCTTACATTAACATCTGTCATGTCTTTAAAGAAATTTTGACTAGACAACCAACCAAATAATACCATACACATAACTAGATCATCATGATAGCCTTCGTCTGCTTGATATGTACTACCTTTTTCTATAAAGGTTGATATTTCATGTATGATATGCTCATCAAATATCAATAATTTTTGTTCTTCTAGTAAAGACTTAAAGGTAAAACACCCTTGTCTTTTTACTGATTTAGAAGTAGTTACACCTAACTTGGTTGCTTTACCAAAGCCAGGACTTACATATTGTCTATTTTGTTCTTGTACTGTACTTAATATGTTTTCATACTCTACTTCTTGATGTAGTATTTCTACTACCTGTTGTCCTATATCGTTTACCTCTACAAGAATGAATGCGTTGTTGTAGTCTCTTCCTACTTTTCCTATAACATCTGGAAATAACATAGGCGCTATTGTATTGTCTCTATACTTTGCTACTACTTTGTAAGGCATTTTTGTTATGTCTACGACTACAAAGGCAGAGTAATCTCCTCCTATACCTCTGGCAGTATCACATGCCATTGCGTAGTAATGTCCTTCTTCTGGATTTTCGTATATGTCTAGTCCGTTATTTGTAAACTCTACGTCTTTTGTACTTAGTCTACCAATTGTTGTAGCATTTATTAAAGTATTTGTTGAACCTAAGAACTCACACATTACCTCTTGATTGAATTTTACCTCACCCAAGAGTCCTTTTTGTTCTTCTAACCACTTCTCATCTCTTCCTGGTATCTCATAGTAAGGTATGAACATGTGTTCAAAGCCATTTTGTTTTTTCTCTGCCTCATTCCAGAACTTCCAGAAGTGATTGTAACCTAGTGGTGTAGATGTAAGTAGGATCTTTGTTGTTTCACCAGCTGAGATTGTAGGATAAACAGAAGTAAAGAATTCGTCTGCTATGTTGTTAGGTATGATTGCTGCCTCATCAATGTATAACCAGTTAACTGATTTACCACGAATGGCGGATGCTGTTGTAGCTGCTGAGAGTACTTTACTATTGTTTTCTAATTCTACATCACCTTTATTCCATACTCTAACACCTTGTTGCATCCACAAAGGTAAGTTCTCATACATTATCTGGTATCTGTTTAATACTTCCCTCGCTGCTGAGGCTTTGTTAGCCATGATAGCTACTGTCTTATCTTCTTGGAATATTGTATAGTGTAATATACACGCAGCTGCTGTTACTGTTTTACCTTGCTGTCTACCTTCCATTAAAATTACTTTTCTCTCATTCATTATGAGATCTACTTTGCCTTTCTGACAATCAAATAATTTAAAAGGTTGTAATCCTCTGTCTAGTGTAACTATCTTTACATAGTTTTCTATGAAATACTTAGGATCGTTTTGGCATTTAACATACTCCGCTATCTCTTGTTGAGTAAAGTCGTGCTGATATGCTAATGGTTTAAGATTAGGATTGCCGTGATATGATGTGACTTCAGGTCTCGCCATCGTCTACTTCACCTTCTATTAACTTAGCCTGTTCGCCTTTCAATGCTTGTAGTAATTCTTTTGTACTACCTACGAACATGTTGTTCTGTGTTTTTATATTGCCTTTAACTTTGCTGTCATCTGCTGTTATTCTTTTTTGTTTTTCGTGTACATCTAACATGTCTTTAGCATTGTCTTGTAAATTTTTAATTAAGCCACCTGCGACTTCGTATGCTCTGGGTTGATCCGAGTTCCTGGCTATATGTAATATGCCTTCTATTGCCTCAGCATTAAAGGCTTCAGCCTGTTTAAGCATACTCCTTGCGTATTGTAAGTCTTCTTCTTGTTGCTTAGAGTGTAGTGCATCTTTATCCTCTTCGGACATGCCTACTACTGGTAATTGTCTTTCTTCTTCAGTTTTTTTAAGATTAGTTTCTAAAGCTTTTGTTATTTCTTTTGTATTAAAACTCTTATCTAATTCTTCAAAACCGCTATGTTTCGAATGCTTCATCAAATTCCTCCAAGAATGTATATGCGTCGGCTGGTGTAGCAGAAGATGGGTTAACTGTTGCTTTAACTCTTGCTCTTCCTGCTGAGAGTGCTACTTTATCTAGTGTTAAGTTAGGATCACTATAGGCATCTATTACTGCCTGTTTAATAATATCTACATTAGCCACATGGCTGTAGAAATTAAGTCTCATGGTAAAATTTAAAGTCCATATTACACTTAGTCTGTTTGCAAACTCGCCTTCATATTCATCTTCATAATTAACATTATCTAAAGTTATTTTTAAATCTCTTTTAATCCCCATCTCTGGAAGATCGTTTATTGTTACATTAAAGTCTGGATTAAAATAAGGAAGTACTTGTTCTATTATATTTAATCCATCATTTTGGTTCTTAGCAAATACATATAATGCTAAGTCCATGTTCCATGGAGCAGAAGCAAATACAGATCTTACTGTATTCGTATCGTCGCCTGTTCCTACTACTCTCGTTCTATTTATAGGAGCTACCTTCCTGCCTGGATCGTAGGTTATACCATTTATTTCAAATCCCATTCTAGGTAAAGTAAGCGCTACTTCTCCTCGGGTACTTGAATCTGGTACTCTGGCAATCCTAGTTAAGAACTTTTGTTTTGTAGAGTACGCTAAAGGCACTCTTAATGTTTGTGCTATTGCACCTGCTGAATTCTTTCTTTCAATGTTTATATCATTGAATATTGTTCCAAAAGCTATAATAGCTTTTCTTATATGACTGTGATAAAATGTTTTATCTTTAAACATTACGAGCCTCCTATTTCACCGAATGGATTAGACTCGCTAAAGTCTAGGATTCCCTCAGTAGTTAGCAAGTTATCAAAGTCTGCATTGTCGATTGGTTCTGATACTGATGTCTGATATGCTTCTGTAATTAAACTGCCACTATCTTCTTTCAAGAATAACCCCCCATCTTCCTTTTTAAATTGATACTCTAACATATCTTGAGAGTATTTTGTTTCTATTGCGTCTATAGTTGCAATACCTGTATCCAAATCCTCTGAACTATATTCAAATAATTCACATGTTAATCTAAATACATATATTTGTCCTGCCTGATAGAAAGGATTTTGAAAATCTACATATTTAATTTCAAATAAGGATTTTGTTTTATCGAAATATATTAAATCTCCTTCCACTGGTCTAGCTTTTCTTGCTACTGTAGGACCTTGTCTTGTAACCATGTCCTCCCAACGTCTTTTTGCTAAAACAAAAGTTGCTTGGTCTCGAACTTCCATTCCAAACCTTGTAAATATATCTCCTTGTCCTTCAAAGCCTTGTACATTATCTAAGTACATTTCTAAAGGATATGCTTGTGTAAATCTAGACAAAGCATCCTCATCAAAGATACTATCTTTGTTGACTATTGTTCTAGGTAAGTAGTAAGTATCGTGGCCGTATATTTTAAGGCTCTCGATAATAAGGTCTTCAATTAAGCGTTGCTCGCTTGTTTGTCCTATACCACCGCCATTTTGAAAATAGAAATTTGTGGCCATGTTTTAACCTATCATAAATTGAGGAGGTAATTCGTATTTAAGTTGCATCTCCTGTTCAATTGCTTGTATCTCTTGTACTGCCTCGTTGTAAATGGTTTCTCCGTTTAAAGTAACCCCACCTGGCATTTGAATACCTGCAAATTTCTTCAGATTATCGCCCCATTGTTTTTTAAATAATGCTGTTGTATATTTCTTTAAGAACATATCATCATAAACTTCTGTATATGTATTAGGATCTAGAATTGCATACGCTTCAGCTACTACATAGTCGCCTATATTATATGTTTTATCCCAATCTGTATCTATATAAAGTCTATCTGTTTTTCTATTCCAACGAATTTGTCGTTGTCCTACCAACAGTTGTTCTAGTGTTGATAAATGAGTTTGCACGACTGAATAATATATCATGTCTGCTCCCATTAAATTATATAGATCATTCATTCTAAACTGATACATTAGATCAAACAGTTGTCCGTCTTTTGTATTGTTTGTAGCTGCTCCACCAAAATTAAAGACTCGGGTTATACCTATGATATTGTTACTTACAGGTAAATACCCATTTTCAATATCTCCTTTAGTATAGAAGTCCGAAGAACCTAATGTTGCTGTTGCATTTGATATACTTCCTGTTATAGTTTCTGACGCAAGGAATGTTCCGGCTTTAACTTGCTCGATTTCTAAAAACTGTTGTGTTGAATCTGTCTTTTGAAATTCTGCAATTGCACCGGAAGTTCCACCCGTCAAAGTTTCTCCCTTGGTAAAGTTTGCACCAAGGTTAGCAGTTAGCTTTAGAGTAGAACCTGTAATCTGATGCTTAACATAAGTTCTCTCAACACCATCGAAATGATACTCCTGAAAAAACTGCAAAGAATCGTCTAAACGATCTGAGAGTTGTGCATCGTCAACATTAATTTCAATCACAGGGTGTCCAAGTCTCCTTAAACAATAATCCTGTAAATCTATTCTACTTGCTAAAGCCATCTGCGCCTACCTTTAATTTAATTTTGTTCCACTTGAATTATATATCGCTGTACCAGTGATAGTAGCTGTTGAGCCTTCTCCTGGAGTGTGAGAAATAGTAACACCATCTCCTCCACTTACTTGCGTCATATAATTCCCTGTTGTATCTGTACCTAAAGCAACACTATTGGCTGCAATAGTTAATGCAGTAGCCAAGTTACCTGAACCATCAAAGTCTCCTGTACCAGTTACATCACCTGTAAATGATAGAGTCCTTGCTGTAGTTAAAGCCGCTGCTGTTGTAGCAGTTGCTGCGTTACCTGTTGTTGAACCAGAACTTCCACTAACATTACCTGTAACATTACCTGTAACATTACCAACTAAGGTAGCGTTTAAGGATTTGTTAAAGTTCCATCTATCATCTGCAGAAGTATAAGTTAATGTTGCTGACGCTCCATCTACTGTAAGTCCTGCTCCGTTAGCTGCTGCTGCGTCCGCTGCACCTTGAGCTACGGTAATGTTTTTATCTGCAACTGTTAAAGTTGTAGATTCTACTGTTGAGGTTGTTCCTTGTACTGTAAGGTTTCCTGTTACTGTTAAGGCATCACTTACTTGTACAATCCCTGAGCCGTTACCAGCTAATACTAAATTAGTATTTGTAGATTTTGATGTAAGTGAGTCCGAAGCTAAGCCTGAACCAAATGTAATTGCATTACCTGCTGAGTTTGTGATATTGCTACCGTCCTCAATTTGTAATGTAGTTTTAACAGAAACAAGCCCTGAACCAGTAGCGTCTAATTCGACATTACCTGATCCTGATGTTTGTACTGATACGTTTTGGTTAGCGTCAGCTGAGATACTAATTGTACCTGAGTTGTCTTCGATTACTTTTTGTCCATTAACATATAACGATCCAGGACCTACATATAGATCACTCCATTGTAAGTTACTAGCTCCTAGGGCAAATGTATCATCTGCACTTGGAAATAGACCTGATGAAGTTACTTTCATAACTTCTGTTCCTGCTGCGTCGAATCTAATTGTATCTTCGTCGCTGCTTTCTTCTAGTTGAATCTTAGTATCTGCATCTGCATCTGCTAAGCTCGTTTGTGTAGAAGCGCTAAGTGTTGTTCCTGATAAAGATAGATTAGTACCTATATCTAAAAACGCTGTTGCGCTTGCTGAATCATCCCAGAATATAATTCTGTCATCATTCGGGTCTGTTAGGTTTTCTAAACCTAGGTGGGAAAGTGATACTGTAGCACTTCCGCTAGTTGCTCCGCCTGATAGTCCTGTGCCTGCAACCACCGCCGTAATATCTCCTGCACTTATGTCAGAATATTTGGCTAGTCTGTGGCCGCCGCTGCTTGAACCATCATGTACTCGGATTGTATCTAGCGTAGTATCTACGGAAAGTTCACCTACCGCACCAGTAAAGGCATCATTCTGTGATGTTGTTCCTCTTCTAAATTGTACTTGTGTTGGCATTTTTTTCTCCTAATTTAATATGTTCCGCCGTCTATGCTAGATCCATCGTCTAATGCACTAGCTGATATTGTTCCGGAAATGTTGCTTATTGGAACATTCCCATCAATGTTGGTGACATCTGCTTTCATAAGCTCATGTCCGCCTGCTGTACTCCCATCATGGACCCTAATAGTATTGGTTGTTGTGTTTACTGAAAGTTCACCAACAGAACCCGTGAACGAATTGTTCTGAGCTGTTGTTCCCCTTCTAAACTGTACTGTAACTGCCATCTATAGTCTCCTTGTTTTATACTGATGAATCTGAACCCATGTCTTCTGTCGCAACCCTATACTGAATACTAGTTTGTAAGTCATATATGACTTCAATGGTTTGTCCAAAAGCATCTGTGGCTAATGCCGATGCTACTGAACCCCAATCTCCTGTAGGAAACTCTAATGCTAAGTTCTTCTCTGCGTAATTTGCAAATTTAACTATGCTATCTGTTGAGTCTCTTACGAAAGCAACTTTGTCTGCTGTATTAAGGGCAACTTCTCCGACTGCTAAATCCGAGGTAGTAGGAACAGCGTTAGCCGTCTCTGACTTTTTAATTTTAATAACTGTTGCCATTTATTAGTCCTCTGTATTTTGCGACTCGTTTTTAGGATCAGGGATTAGAGGTCTAGGGCCATCAACTGAAGGATTATATCCTTTGGGTCTTGGTGCCCTTATCATCTTCTCCTGTTGTCTAGGTGAAGGTTTAGGTTCTGGTGATACTTCTGGCATTTTTTGTTCCTGTACTGGTGCCGCTTGTGGCTCCGGTGCAGGTTCTTTTATCTCCTCTGGCGGTTGAGAGTAATTACTCTCTGGTGCCGGTGAAGTTTTAATTGCCTTCTGTTCCTCTATCGCCAACCTCTCTTGTTCCCGTTTCTCTAAAAGACTAAGTCTAGTTTTAAGTAAAATGTTTTCTTGAGTCAGGGTATTAACCTGCTGAGCCAAGTTGTTAATATATTCATTAAGTAGTTGTTCGTCCATTTCAGTTTCCTATAATATGGTTAGTAAGTACCGCCGTCTACACCACCGAATTCTGGTGTTCCGCCTGAGCCTGCTTGAAGAACTTGTCCTTCTGAACCTGCTGCTGTGACTTGTAATACGCCTGTTCCATTACCAAACAAAATACCTTTGCTTGTGAATGAACCAACACCAGTACCACCATCTGCTACTACTAAATCAGTGATACCAGTTATAGTACCGCCTGTGATAGTTGCTGAAGATGATTCAATGTTTGCTACTAAAGTACCTACTGCATAACCTGTACCACTGGTATTAACAGTAGTTGTAGGTGCTTCTTGTAAGTCCTTAAATATTTTCCATTTACCGGAATCGTTAGCGTCCCTAAAAATACCACCGTGCAAGTCTTGTGAACCACTAGTGTCAAACAAACCATACAAACCAATGTCAACGACATCAGATGTATTATTGCCTGTAGCTAATGAGACCAAAGGATCTGCTACGGATAGTGTTGTAGAGTTAACAGTTGTTGTAGTACCTGATACAGTTAAGTTACCTGAAACAGTAGCGTTTCCGCCAATTGTTACATCGTCTGGTAAACCGATTTGTATTTGATTATTTGAAACTGTTGTTTCGATTTCGTTTGCTGTACCCACAAAATTAAGTGTGTCAGTACCTACTGTTACAACATCATCAGAACCGGAGTCTCCACCGATTGTTAATGCTGAGCTAGTAGCTGCTGTTGATACTGCTGTAAGTCTACCTTGAGCATCAACTGTGATAACAGGAATAGTACTTGCTGAACCATATGATCCTGCTGATACCGCTGTGTTATCTAGAGTTGTGGTAACTGTGTTACCTGATACTGCTGTTGTAAGGCCTGTTCCACCTGCAAGGGTGAATGTTTCTGCATCTGTAATTGCTCCAGTACCAGAGTCACCGGCAATGCCGACGTCTGTCATGTGTGCTTGAGCATCTACATAGGCTTTAACTGATTGTTGAGTTGGGATAAGTGTAGCACTATCTGATGCCATGTTATCTTCATCAACGAATGCTGTGGCTGTAATTGTGCCATCAGTAAGTGATCCAAAAGTAACTAAACCCGTCATGTTAGCTGTTGCGCCTGCAATGCTACCTGTTACGTCTCCAGTTAGATTTCCTGTTACTGCGCCTACTATAATGTTACCTGAGCCATCTCTTTTGACGATTGTCGATGCTGTATTAGCATTCGTCGCTGCGTCGACTAGATCTGTGTAGTACTTACCACCAATTGCTTGGATAGCTTCGTTACCACCTGAATCTATAGATGAAACATATAACTTAGCAGAGGCACCAGAACCGGATCTATCTTCAGCATAAGCCAATTCACCTTCTATTAAATCGGAGGCTGCTGGAGCCGCTGATCCTGTAGATCTTTTAATTTGAATTGTTGTTGCCATTTATTTTCTCCTAGTTTAAATGTCTTTTAAATTTTTATAATATAAAGCTTTATATCATACTAAAAAGTGCCACCATCAATAGAGGTAATGGATGCTGCTACAGAAGATGCTGGAGCTGCTTCCCATTTACCACTGGTTCCATCATAAACGAGAGTATAACCATTTTGTTTTGCGCTGGTATCAATACCAGACAAATTATCTATGGTCGTTGAAGTAGCAATTTGGCTTTGAGATGTGGTAGTTGTAACTACTCTTGTACTTCCTGTCGATACGGATACCGATACTGGATTTTGTGTAGCGTTTACATTAACTGCCATCTTTTATCTCCTATGCTCGTGTAACATTTGGTGTTACCGTAACTATTCCCTCTAAAACTCTTAATGTTTCTGAGCTTGAGGCTATCTCAATATCATAAACATATCTTCCTGCTTTAACAGCTGCTGTTTCTACTGCTGTTAAAGAAATTGTTATCTTACCTGTAGAATTAACTTTCGCCGTAGTAAATGCAGTAGAAGTTGTTGCTTCATAAGATTTTCTCATCTGTGAAGTTACTGTATAATTAGTTAAATCTTTAGCGCTGGCATCATCGTTCGTGAGGTTTAACTCCAACGAAAATGTGGTGCCTTGATCTATTACTACATTTGAAATGGTTGCCATTAATTCCTATCTCTAAAATATCGTGTATAGTCTTATTTATAAATAAAAGTGATTACAATGAAAACTATTTTAACATTAAAATATGGTGAGAAATACAGCTCAGATGCTGTTAATTCTATCTATGAACATACCGAAGGCAAGTATAATTATGTTTGCGTTACGGATGACCCTAAAGGATTACATCCTGCTATCGGGATTATTTATATAGAACATGAACCCGAGGGTAATATGGAAAAATTAAAGTTATTCCAGTTAAAAGACATGGGTACAATACTATATTTAGACTTAGATATAAGAATACAAAGTAATATAGATCATTTGTTTGACTATTGTACAGATAATCCTGTCATAATATACACATGGTGGAAAGATAAAGGTGATAAACAATTAGATATACATGATTTTCCTCACCAGCCAGGGTTTCCTTTAAGTAATTATAACTCTAGTGTAATGTTATGGAAAGATGCTACGCATATCTGGGAGCATTATAACGAGAATCTAGACGAATATATAGTTAAGTATCCTAATGGTGATGATACATTTCTTTACCATGAGGGATTTACATTTGAACACTTACCACATAATGAGGTATACTCCTATTTGTATTCAGGAAGAAAATACAGACCAGAGTATCCTATATGTTTATTAAACGGCTTGGATAGACACCCGGAGATTGAGAAAGAATATGATGAATTTTGTATGCATCAAGTGGGGGACTAAATACTCACCTGAGTATGTAAACAATCTGTATCGTATGGTACAGGAACATTACCACGATGATTTTACATTCACCTGTTATACAGATGATGACGCAGGATTAAATTGTGATGCTAGAGATATACCTGATGTTGAACCTTTGCACCCTAAGTTTTGGTTTGGTAAAGAAAACTATTGTTGGGATAGAGCTAAGTTTTTAGTATTTAATTCTCATAACTTTTTAGGCTTCGAAGGTAAGTGGTGTTATCTAGATCTAGATGTAATAATCCAAACAGATATAACAGATATATATGAACTAGCATTGAAGCCTAGAATAATACATAGTAGATGGCAAAACCCTAAACATAAACATGATAGAAAGTTTATAGATGTTCGAGGAACATTTTATAACTCTAGTGTAATGTTATGGAACAGAGATCAATGTGAACATATCTTTTGGGAGGCTATATCAGAAGATGAAATGATATTTAAAACATTCTGGAAAGGAACAGATAACTATCATTACTGGCGTCAAAGAGACTTTTGGAGTAACATGCCTTTCGATTGGGTGTACTCTTATAATAGAGGAATGCAATTTCCAGAGGATTTGGAAAGGCATAAATACAGAGAAGAATGTAAATTTTGTTTATTTAATGTAGACGTATTAAAGTCTGAGAATAAACAAATAAAAATAGATGAATTACAAGATGAGAACTTATTGAGATTATGGCATGGTAACAATTATAGCAAATCAGCTAGACAATAATTACAGTCAAGTACAAATAAACGCATTATATACGCAGGTCAAGAAACTGTGCGTAAATCCTTTTGATTTTTACGTCTTTGTTAATGAAGATGAGTATAAACTGCTGGAATCTACACAAAAGAAAGAAGGCTATATAGATGGAATAACATTCTATGTGCCTAAGTATGGAACAGATTGGCTTGAGATTGATATAATGCAACACACCAAACCCGGTGGACATACATTGTTTATAACGCCTAATTGTATTATTAACAACATACAGGACATAGACATTTATAAGAGCAATAAGAAAATTCGACTTCAGGACGGTAACCTAGGTTATTTTGTATACCGTAATGATAAAGTGGAGGCCATATTAAAAGAATGGGACGAAAATGAAGACGATCTATTATATAACTATGATATTTTTAGTGAGAAGTTTTTAATAGAAGAAGGTACATTACCTTTTCTAAAAGATAGTACAGCTACATATCCAGAAAAAACAGATGAGAATATTGTTGCATTACCTTTTTGGTATGAGGATTTTACTGAAGAACAATTAGGTATGATGTACAATAAAGAAACAGATCTATATCCATACTTACCTGAAAGAGTAGAAATTAATCCTATTGATGGTGATGATTATCTAACTCTAGAAAATATAGAGGATACATTTACAAAAGACTTTATAGAAAAATCTAAAATAAAAAGAATACATTTTAAAGGAACAAATACAGACCCTACACTAAACCCTGAACTATTTGATATGGCTCACTTCTTTATGTCTAGGTGGGGTATAGGTGGTTGTGATATAACTACAGATGGCAAATCTAATGAAACTATTTGGTGGAAGAACTTAGGAGTAATGTTCCTCGAAGCGGGTAATATTACATTTAATATTAATACTAGTAATCCAGATAAAAGAATATTAGAAAATGCTAAGGCTTTAATAGAATCAGGGTGTAGAGTGTTTTGGAATTACATACATACAAATCAATTAGACTCTGATATACAGAAAGCCAAAGAACTATCAGAGAGATATAAGTTTTATGGTTTTATATATGACAATCAAGTTCCTAAAGAGGAAACTGTAATACAAAAGATAGATAAACCAGACATGCCAGACTATAAACTTATAGAATTAGAGACTCTACAGACACGAAAAAAAGATGACATATATAAAGAGAGAACAATAAAATTCTCACCACATGTTAAGTGTGAAGGCAAAGTAAAAAATCAATTTTATTTAAGCTCAACAGGAAATGTGTTTCCTTGTAAGCATGTGGCATTGAATTTAATAACTGCAAACAATTCTCCAGAACACAAAACAGAATTGTTATACAGTTGGGATAAGAATAATATTAGTAATTATACATTAGAAGAAATATTTACTAATGATTTCTTTAAAGGATATTTTAATAATTTATTAAAGTTAAATCCAATAATAATACATAATGAACAGGATGGAATATGTTAAAAGTAAATGAAGGTACGGTGATAGAAGGGCATTTTCTCGGTGATGAATATATTGATATAGTCAAAAATTCTAATTTTTCAACACTAATAATTCACATAGATATAAAAGACTTCGAAGATAAATGTATCGAAGTGGTAACTACATTGGCAGAGAACGGAAAGGCCTATGCAGATGACTATGTTATAGCTAGAGCGAGAAGAGATTATGAGAGTTAATATCGTTTGTTCTAAGTGGGGCACAAGATATGGTCCTCAGTTTGTAAACAAATTAAAAAATATGGCAAAGAGAAATTGTAATTCTAAACATGATTTCCATTTCTATTGTTATACAGATGATGCTGAAGGTTTAGATGATGATGTGAAAGTCATAGAGTTTCCAGACATTCCTAACATACACCCTAAGTATTGGTTTCAGAAAGACGACTTTAAATATGGTATGGCAAGATGTTGGGATAGGCCTAAGACATTTGTATTCAATACTCATAACTTTGCAGAAGATAAACCTACAGGTCGTTTTATATTCTTTGACTTAGATGTTATCATACAAAATGATATAGAACCTTTAATTACCTACAACATGGAAAGACCAACCAAATTAAAATCTTGGTGGCAAGATCCTAGACCTATGAAGACTCGTAGATTTAAATTAGCACACGGAGCATATACTAATGGCAGTTGTCAAGTATGGTCCGACGATCAAGCAGAATGTATATGGCATGATGTATTAGAGAACCAAGAAAAGATTTGGTTTACATATACAGACGGAACAGATAACTACCACTCCTGGCGATGGGGAGATTGGGGTAAAAAATTATGGGATCACTTTCCTTCAGACTATGCGTACTCGTATAACCGAGGCCGTAGCTGGGAAGATGATGATCTAACCACAGAAATATATAGGGAAACACCAATACTCTGTGTCTTTAATATTGACCTACTACCTAAACAAATGACTGAAGGTAGAGGGCATGTGAAACAAGGTGAATTGGTAGATCCGGAGTTATTAAACCATTGGCGATAAACATTTATACAGTAAAGTGGGGTAGTAAATATTCTGCTCAACATGTTAATAAGATATATGAATCTTGTTTAGAGTCTATATCTGATACATTTACATTTCATTGTTTAACAGAAAATTCAAATGGACTTAATGAAGATATAAAAGTTATACCGTTTCCTAAAGAAAACAAATTAGAGAAGTGGTGGAATAAGATGTACTTGTTTGATGATAATGTTGTAAGACAATCAGGTGAGAATTTATTTTTAGACTTAGATGTTATTATACAAAAGAACATAGATGACATAGTAAACTTTGATCCTGAAGACTGTTTATGTTTTGGACAGACACATTGGCATGATATGGAAACACAAAAGAAAGAAACAGAACATGTTCCTCATAAATATACAGACTTAAACTCTAGTGTATTGAGATGGAACGACAAATTAGATAAAGAAAATATTACTCTTTATTTTAAAACACACATAGAAAAAATCTTATGGTACTACAGGGGAATAGATAATTTCTTTATGCACAAGGGTGTAGCAAGAATTAAATATTTTCCACTGGGGTGGTTTTATAGTTATAACCAAGGCTATATTTATCCACATGATATAGAAAAACATGTATTCAGACAAATACCATATGTCTGTTTATTTGATTCAATGGGAAGAAAAGAAGATGTTAAATTTTAATTTTTTAAACAGTATGCAACATTGGGGAGAAGGCCTCGCTAAAGTCGAACATGAAATGAAACATAAACATGATGACTTTAGACAAGCTCTTAATCCTAATACAATGGAAGGTGCTATTTGGTTAGTAGAAGAACTAAAGAATAGCCTAGATGATTATATGAAAGACGAGCAGTTTAACATTCTTGTATTAAACAGCTGGTTAGGAGTTCCTTTAGTTCCACTCTTATGTGAGAACTTGTCCGTAGGTGAATTGCACCTAGTTGACATCGATAAAGAAGCTTTAGAGCTCTCTAAGGTGTTTAATAAGCATTATATCACCGAAGAGTTCATAAAAATAAATCATTGGAACATGGATATTCCGTTTGCCTTTGATGAGTTAAATCAACTTAAGGTTGATATAGTTATTACAATGGGAGCAGAACAGATGTATCCATTAAAAGATTTAAGAACTGCTAACAAACATGCTATATTTGCCGTACAGAATTCTAATGTTATAGAAGAGATGTATGGTATAAATTGTGTTGATAGTGAAAAAGCTTTAATAGAAAATGCAGGCCTAGTAGATACCTCATACTCAGGTAAGACAAAACAATTCTATTATGATTGGAACGGCAAGGTACATTTCGATAGGTTCATGGCAATTGGCACAAAATAAAGCATTAAAGAAAGCACTGCACGAAGCAACAGTTGATACAGCAATAGGAGCAGTAATAATGTTTCCGTTAAGTGTATTCATTATTAAGACTTGCATTGATTACGCAGGCACCTCGGCTGAGATGGCTGCGTTTATTAACTTCTTAGGATTAACTGGTATTGCTATTGTAAGAAAAGCTCTTGTAAGACTAAGATTTTCTAAGTTTGATTAAATGCACTTACCATATGGCTTAAACTTTCCTTTTCATAAGACCACCATTTATTTTCTCTTTTTGGGTCACCATTTAATTCAAAAGGAATACTAACATATTTCTTGTTATCAAGATCATTAATAGCAAAAAAGAAAAAGTTTTCTTGGATAGGTTCAAAAACACACATCGCTAGTTTTTCTTTACTAGCACAATGTGGTGCGGCTGAATAGGCCTTTCCACTGCTATGTGTTCTTACACTATACATCTTTGCATCCCACCCATTATCAAAATCTTTTCCAGCACCAAGAGTAATTTTTATGTTTTTATTTGTCACCGCTATAGCTAGTTCCAATAAATCTTCATAGTTGAGATAATTCAAATTGTCTACTTTTGCGGTGAGATCGTACTCTTCCTTACTATATTTTTTAATATGGTCTATTAAAAACTTTTTGATGGTTTTATTTGCTGTAGCTCGTTTCTCATACCATGATAACATCAATCTATCTTTAGTCATTTCTTTCTCCTACACCCCAGTCAATTACAACCGGGAATCTAGGAATATTATCTACTGATCTTTCAAAGTATCTACAAGTAACCCAAGTAGGTTTTACTTCCTGTTCAAGTAACTCTTTTAATATTGCTTGCTGTCCTCTTACTCCACTCTTAAATGTTTCTGTTCCGTCTGTAAGAACAAAGTGTTTAGCATATCCTGCCCAATTACCTGAGCCTTCTAATACTTCTACAACATCAAACTCTTCTGTAATGAACTCTTTTCTTTTCAGTAAGTTCTTACTTCTTTTGTTTTCGTAGACTGTATTGTTACGAACCATCTGTCCTTCGTAACCATCTTCTGTATATTGAGAATACAGTTCGTCTAGTTCTTCCTGTGTATCACATGTCTTAGTTTCAACAGTAACTATTGGAAGATCAAAGT